ATAAGTTAGTCCTATTTAGGAGGGGCAAAGTATGGCTTCCAATACTACAGAGCTTCTGCCTATTCTGAAGGCTTTACGTGAGTATATCGTCAAAGAGTATGGGGTGAATTATCCGCCTCATGTTCGTGGCGAAGATGCTTCTGGTAAAGATCTTCCGAGCAATTGGGTAGATAAACTAGGACCTCTGAGTGGTGGGGATACGGTTGGCCGTGATTCTCATGGCTCTCAGGGAACTAAGAGCACTCGTTCTGGTGCACAGGGCACTGACCCATATATCCACAAGTCTGAGATTGAAGCGATGTTGAAAGACTTCGCCAAGCATTTTGTTGATGGACAAGATGTTCAGGCTGGCTCAGAACGTGCCGGGGGCATGCGAAGTGCTGGTGGATACTCATATCCTGGCGATGGCCAGCGCATTCCTGAAGGTCGTGGACTTGGAAAAGAAAACCACGAAGGGATGGAAGACGACGATGATATGATGGATGACATGGTTGACGATGTCGAAGATGATGAAGTGATTGACGATATTGACGACGATGAAATGGGTGACGAAGAGGACTTTTCGGAAGAAGAAGGTATGGAGAAAAATTACATGTCTCGATCTGCCGATGGAATTTCTGAGTTGCTAAAGGACATTAAAGGTCTTTTGTCCTCTCGCCATCAGGAAAAGCAGGAATATGCTGCTATTCAATCTGATATTAGCGACTTGAAGAAGTCTGTTAATACTCAAGTCCGTGATGGTATCAAAAAGGGATTGAAGCAATTCAATCTTAATCCATCTCGTGGCGACACCATGTCTCGTTTGGAAGAAGGCCAAGGATATTCAGATGGGATACTCGGTGCTTCTGGTGCTCCTCAGCCTGTCGTAATGCCCGATCAGCGGATTGGGGTTGAAGGCGAGTCTTTCCAGAAGAGTGCCGATGAAGAGGGCCAAGAACAGTTCGTTAACGGAATTGAAGAAGTTACGAATCGCACGGATGTGAATGATCTTCGTGGCCATTTCAAACTAGTCAATGGTATGCGGAATCAGACTGGTGAACTGTCACCTCACACTTTGTACTACTATCCCACCCAGCGTGGTAACAGGGGGGGTAAATAATGGCTACTAGCAATGATATTAGCATAGCTCAATATATCTCATCGGCAGAGCGGAACCTTCGTAGTTCCATGATGCCTCCAGGCTACTTCGCTAAGCAGACTTATCTGCAAGTAGCGGATGTATTTACTGCTACCTATGGTCGAAAGGTCTGGGACGCATTAAATAACCAGACTCGTTTCTGGAATATTCTTCGTAAAGTACAGTGGGGGCCAACGACTGGTTGGCGTTTGCGGTCTGATAGGGGTGATAATCGCTCTCGGCCTGTAACGGAAACTGGTTCGATTCCCACTATCGATGTCTCTAACTACGTCAATGTGGATTCTGCTCCACGTATCGTAGCTACTGACTTCGGTGTTTCACTCAAATCCCAGATCATGAGCGGTCTGGAAGGTGGTATGGGGGACAACCTTGCAGTAGAGCAAGAAGCGGCTGCGAGGGACCACATCAAAGAGCTGAACCAGGAACTCCTGCTTCGCTCCAATACCATCTGTACTACCGCTGGTGCATCTGGAACTGCTGAGATTCTAAGTGCTGGCAATACCTTCCGAGTTGGTGACACTATAGGTGGAACTACTTTGGGAGATGGCGGTATCACTTATAATGGTCTCGACACTGATAGTGACGCTACCTTTAGTGGTGGCGGTAACTTGACGGATGGCGAGATTATGTACGTCAAAGCCCGTGCTGGTTTCACTTCTCTTGACGACATTGTCGAACAAGATGCTCGTGTTGTAGCCGGTGTCACCGTTACCAACGGTCCTGACGTATACAACCAAGCTACTCGTGCTGCTGGTGGACATTTAGCGGCTGCTACTGTTCTCGGCAATAGTGGAACTGGTCGGAACTTGACATTGTCTCTTCTAGACCAGGCCATACGGGAAGTTAGGATTAATGGTGCTGATCCAGACGTTATTCTGATGGGTTATGACCAGTTTGACCGTCTTTCTTCTCTGTTGCAGGCCCAGCAACGGTACTTGGACTGGGGTGAGTTCGTGGTTAAGGTGGGCGATGAGTCCACTCTACCAGGTTCGCATGCTGGTTTCCAGGTAGCTACTTATAGGGGCATCCCTGTTATAGTGGATCCTGATGCTCAGGGTTCCTATACTTCGGCTGATTCTAACCTTGGTAGCAACGTGTATGTCATGGATACTCGGTACATGGAAGTCGCTATTGCTGCTCCTACGCAGTATATCGACAACCGTGACTTCTTCCAGGCAAATGCGTTTGTCCTACGTGGACTCTTTTACACCATTGGTGAACTGAGAGCTTTGCGTTTGGATACCAATGCTAAGATTACTGACCTGAACGCCTAAATCAGTCGTTTAGTCAGACTTTCTTTCACAGGGGAGTAGCTGTGAAGCTACTCCCCTGTGATTCTATATACTGTAATATAACTAAAAATTTTTCTTGCTGGACGTAGGAGAGTTAAATCTCTGAGGGTGGGATAGGAGGAATCCAGTGAGAGGAGCGTAAAATGGCTGTTACTTGGACCACGACGATAATTCATGAAACTGTTTTTGGTAACAAGAGAGTTGTTACTGCGGATATAGAAGCTACTGGCACGAGCACCGTCACAGCGGTGGGAGATGCTTATGCTCCATCTGCTCTGGGCCTTAGAGGCTTTGATGTTGTTCTGATGAGTGGATTCTCTCTTAGTAATACGGGAGGGGCTACTCAAACAGCGGCACAGTCTGTGACTGCTGCTGATACAGGATATTTCCCTGTATATAACTATACTCAAGAGACGATATCTACCCATCATTTGGGACCAGCTGATTTGGCTTCGGTGGGACCAAGCATTGTTGCTACTGGGGTGAATATAACAGGTGCCAAGATAAGGATCATGGCAGTCGGTTATTAATTTTACAACTTAATAATTTTTGGGGTAGTACGAGACAGCTCGGCTATCTACCTAGTTAATTGTACTTCATTAAAAGGGTAGTTGATGCTGACTACCCTTTTTTTGGTAGAAACAGAAGGAGGATAGGTATGTTTCAGTTCATGACGGCACTTAGACTAGGCAGGTCAATTCTTAAACGATTGAAGAATGCTGATAATCGTGATGAATTAGTAAATTCTCTTATATCTGCTTTGGGAGATGGTAAAATAAAACCTACTGAGTGGGCTTTGATTGGCAAACAATTGGGTGTGTTTGGTGAGGGTTAGATGAGCTTACTGGGCCGTTTAGCTTCTTACTTTACGTTTAAAGTTAAGAGAAAGAATGTAGGTAAGTATAATTTTGGGGCAATTCATTTTGATAATTATGAATTACCTATAGTCGGGTTTAAGCATCCTCATATCGGACCGCCTAAGCTTTTTTATGTAGATGCCGCTACTCTAAATAAGCTCTCAGGAAGTGATGATGGCAGCACCAAAAATAAGAACACAAATTGAGCTGGAACAGCCGTTAACGTCATTCCAAGGTTTCACTAAAACGACATCAGATGCCACTGCGACGACTATTTTAGATGTTGCTACTGTCATGGAAGAGGCTAATCGCCTTACTTTTGTTGTTGAATTGGGTGATTTATATGTGAATTTTGGAGCTGCTGCAACTAGCGATGGTAATTCAATGCTGATACCAGCTGGAACTGGTTATACAGAAGATAAAGTACGTGTAACTGGTATCATTTCAGTTATGAGGGCTGGTACCACTAATGGAAGAATTCGTGGTGGAGTGTGGGGAAGATAAATGTCTATACAATCTGGTAGTACCTATGGCCTAAGGACTATCATTGAGTTAAAACAGCCATATGATCAGTTTCGGCCTTTTTCTTTGACGACATCTGATGAGACAGCTACTACTGTTTTAAATGTGTCAGACCATATGGAAGAGGCTAATCTTATAACACTTGTTGTAGATAAAAATGATTTATATGTAAGTTTCGGTAGTGATGCTACCGATGATGGTACTTCTATGTTAATTCCAGCAGGTACTGGGTATTCGGATACAAATATAAGTTTTAAAGGTTCAATCTCAGTAATACGAGCAAACCCAGGTAATGGACGAATTGTTGGGGCTATTTGGGGAAGATAATTTAGTACGCCTATATAGTGGAGTTTTGTGATGCCTATAGACCGGGGATTTGAGTATAGATTTTCTGAGCATGAATGGAGAACTGTTCGTGAATCTGTTGGCACTTTATCTAAATTCATACCTATTAATAAAACTTTAGCTTCTGCTAATACAGCTGAAGATTTGATTAATTTGTCTGATCGTGATGATCCAGCTATGAATTTGGTTACTAATCCTAGTATGGAGTTGGGTACGCCTCCTACAGGCTGGACTGGTAGTGGCTCAACGATTACTCGTCAATCTACTCAAGCACGAACAGGTACCTATTCGATACGGTCCGTGACGGCTAATGCTGCTGCATATGAAGGTGCGTATTATCGAATGACTAATCTTCCACGTGGCTGGTATGCATGTTCTGCATATGTATATCGTAATGGTGGCACGGTTGTAGGTAGAGCGACTAGTGATGGCGGTACTACCTATTCTACGGGTCCACAAGTCACTATGGCTGCCAACTGGAACGGCAGGGTAACGGTCTTACATCAGGTTACTACTGACAATGCGACTTTAGATTTCTATGTAGTTACAGATTCTACGCAAAATCTAACTTATTTCATTGATGATGCCCAAGTAGAGCCTTCATGGGCATATGTTATGGGCATGGCTGGCGGAACTAGTGATCCTAATCCTCCTATGGCTAATGTAACTACATTTGTAGATCCAGATCTACATAGATTTGCTCGTTGGATGGGCACCGCAGATGCGTCAGTCTCGGTTCGAGAGCCTATGATTAGTGAGATCCATGATATTTATTTATATTCTTTAGCTAATGACGCTGTTATCGACTTCAATCGTACTGCACAACGCAGTGGTGCTGCTGTTGGCTATGTATTGAAGGCCGGTGTAGCTAATGCGGTTAATCTTCGTCATATAGTTAAAGGAAATATTAGCTTCATAAACCTTACGACTGATGAAACATGTAATCTGGTTGGTTATATAAGGGGAAACTAGCTACGATTTAGGCATAGGAGCACAGAAGTTAATCCAGTTTAAGGATAAAATAGAATTATGGGCCTATTTAACGTACACACGGTATCTAATGCCTATCGTTCAGATTATTTTCAGTATCTTTCCGAACAATGGGCAACGGATGACAATGAATTTACAGGCATGTGGAACCGGGATGTTACTGGTGCGGCTACAATAGCTAGAGTAAATACCGATATAGATATGCCTAAGGTGTCATTGACTGTTCCAGCATCGCAAAGTGCTAGGCTACGATCTCTCTATACCTTTAGGGTTACTCCCAGTAAGTTCTCAAATACTGCCAATACGACCATGGTTCGTGGTGTATTTTTAGAATTTGAAGCTAAATTTACTAATGTTGCCAATATGGACAATGCTAGTTTCTTTATGGGATTTAATAATTCTACTACAGGTACGAGAGCTACTGCCGATGTGGTGGGATTTGGACTAACTAGCGATGCTATTCAAACGATCACAGATAGTTCAGGTACGGAGACTGTTAATGCTCCTTCTAATATTACTTTAACTAATCGAAATTTATATAAGATTGCCATTACGGAGGGTCAGGTAGAGTTTTGGGTTAATGGAAATCAAGTGGCAACACATACTACCAACTTACCAGATGTTTTACCCTTTTTAATGTTTTATAATGGGAGTGAGGCAACGGGAAGTTCTACATTGGATGTAGGTTTTTGTCATGTCTTCTACCGTGGATTTGATGATCAGAGGGCGTTTTAATGCCAGTTGAACTTAGACAGATATATCCTCAACGAGTTTTGGAATTTGGAGATAGTGAATCTTCGTTAGAAGTCATTGGCAATTCCTCAGGAACACCGTTAATCGTTCAAGATTCAACAGACAATGCCTCTAATCAAGTAGCTATTTTTCGTGGTGGTAACAGAGGCACTGCCGCTGACGGTGATAATGCCTATATAAGCTATACCTTAGAAGATTCAGGCGGTAATCAAGCTGAATTTGCTCGTATGGCTTGGACGGCTAATGATGTAACGTCCAATACTAAAGACTCTAAGGTAGTTTGGTCGGTTCAAACTGGTAATACTCTTACAGATGTATGGGAGATCAGTTCTTCTACGTCAGGTGCTGTGACTACCAGTTTTCAAACTGGTGAAATTGTTCTACCTGATAATGTTTCTATACAGTTGGGAAATAGTGGCGCAGATACTGATTTATCTTCTGATGGAACTGACATAAAATGGATTGTGCCAGCTACTGCTGATGTAATATTGGGTCGAACTGGTGCACCTAGTCCTGATACCCTTTTACATTTATGGTCTGCAACAGCAGGAAGTGTTAACGCTATCTCTGGTACTTTGCTTGCGGTTGAAAGTGATGGAAACGCTTTTATAAATTTCCTATCACCTACTGCGAGTGGTTTGTATTTTGGAGATGCCAGTGCTAATAATTCAGGATATCTAACATATACGCATTCAGGCGATATATTGACTTTATCTTCTTCTACTACTATTACCTTAAATGCTACCAGTATTAATGGGACTGCTATTAAAGATGAAGATAATATGGCGTCTGATAGTGCTACCCATTTAGCCTCGCAACAAAGTATTAAAGCTTATGTGGATTCTAATACTTTCCCGTCAAGTCCTACTGATAATAATAATGTCCAGTATGACAGTAATAGTAGTTTGTGGGTTGCTCGTACTTTTTTAGATTTTTCTAAGATTTCCATCCCAGCGGACCCTAGTGTTGAAGAATGTAGGCTATATCTAAAGGAAAAAGATACTGCTAACAATGTGTTAGCGGTTAAATTACAGAAAGCATCTAATATAGTTGAGGTGGAACTTACGTCTCCGGGTGCTATTTGTGATGAATGTGGTAGTGACGATGGTGCAAAAGACCCAATTTACGACTTTCAGAAGGGTGTTATGCGGGTAAGCTTATGGTGTGGCCATGTATATGAAATCGATTTACCTAGATATCGGAGGGTTATGTAATGGCTATCACCTATTTAGCTGGTAATAATATTGCTGGAACAGCTAGTGACCGAAGTGGTTTAACTACAACTTATTTATTGACGGGAACAACGTTTCTTGAGACTGATACAGATGACTTATATCAGTGGGATGGCGACAGTTGGAATGTAATTTCATCTAATACTGTTGCTGAGACATTAAGTGGTAAAACTTTTACTACTCCGCAAATAAATGATTCGGCTACTGACCATCAATACGTTTTCGCAGTAGGTAACCTTGCTGCTGATAGGACAGTCACTCTTCCAGTTCTTACTGGAAATGATACGTTTGTTTTTGAAGCGCATACTCAAACCTTTACAAATAAGACTATGAGCGGGTCTGGTAATACTTTTTCTAATATTCCTACCTCGGCTCTTACTGGTACTGCCTTTGCAGTTACTGATGGTTCTACAGCGTCAAATATTGCTTCTGGCGGTACATTAACATTTGCTGCTACTGCCAATGAAACGACGGTAGCTCAATCTGGTGGAACAGTTACGATTGGCTTACCAAATGACGTTACTATAGGTGGCATTTTAACTGTTACTGGAAATCTTACTGTTAATGGAACTACTACAACAGTCAATTCTACTACTATGACTGTAGATGATCCTATTATAACGTTAGGTGGGGACGTAGCTCCCGGCTCAGACGATAACAAGGATAGAGGAGTTGAGTTTAGATACCATGACGGCTCAGCTAGAGTAGGATTTTTTGGATATGATGATTCAGTAGGGGTATTTACTGGTTTTACGGCAGCTACTAATACTTCAGAGGTATTCTCTGGTACGGTCATGAATGCTACATTTGGTAACATTGCTGGCACTCTAACTACTGCGGCTCAGGGAAATATTACTTCTTTAGGTACTTTATCGTCGATTGTCGTCTCTGGCTCTGGGACAGTGGGTGGTTCTGACATAGTCACACTGGCCGCTACTCAAACTTTAGCAGCTAAGACCCTTACTGCTCCTAAATTTGTCAATACTGGATTTATTGCAGATGCTAACGGCAATGAACAAATTATCTTTGCCACTACGTCTAGTGCGGTCAATGAGATTACAATAACGAATGGAGCTACTGGTAATTCAGCCAGTATTACGGCAAGTGGCGAGACGAATACTGGCATTAAACTTATTGGTAAAGGTACAAGTGGCATAACGCTCACTAATGCGACTGCAAATGGGGCGTTTTTAGAGTTTGATACTAAAGCTGCTCCAGCAGATCCATCAACTGAATTTGCTAGGATGTATTTGAAAGAGGTGGATGCCAATAATAATGCCATAGCCGTTAAGATTCAGAAGGGTGGAAGTGTGGTTGAGGTTGAAATTACTTCCCCTAAAGCAGTTTGCGCTGAATGTGGTAGTCGAGATGGAGCGAAAGATCCATTATATGATTTTGAGCGTGGAGTAATGGTGTTGGATTTGTGGTGTGGCCACTCTTTCGAAGTTCCAATGCAATGGAGTCAGATAAATGGCAATAGTTAGATATGCCGGAAATAGGATGACAGGAGTTAGTGGTGACACTAAGCCTACTTCCAACTTAATTGCCGGTACTACTTTTCAAGAGACTAATACCGATGATTTATATGTTTGGGATGGATCTTCGTGGAATATAGTTGCCGGTAATACTGTCGCACAGACGTTTAGCAATAAAACTTTAACGAGTCCAGTACTCAATACTGGGTTATCTGGCACTGCTTTTCTTGATGAAGATGATTTTGCCTCTGATTCTGCTACTAAGGCAGCTTCGCAGCAGAGTATTAAAGCGTATGTAGCCAGTCAGGTTTCAGGTTCTCAAAATGTATTCAGTACGGTTGCTGTTTCGGGGCAGGATAACGTTGTAGCCGATGGTACCACGGATACGCTTACTCTAGTGGCTGGCAGTAACATGACCATCACCACTACAGCAGGGTCAGATTCAGTAACTTTTGCTGCTGCCGGTTCTAGCACTGTAACCGTTACTGATAATGAGAGCACTAATGAAAATAATCTTA